GCGCCGCCTCCCTCACCGATCCGGCGTCGCGTACCGCGTTCTTTGAATGGTCCGCACCGGACGGCGACCCCTACGACGAAGAGACGTGGTGGTCGTGCCAGCCGGCGTTGGGGCGCACCATCGACCCCGACGACGTGCGCGCCGATCCCACCTTTGGTGACCCTGACGAGTTTGCCCGCGCCTACCTGTGTCGGCGGCCGGAAGCGTTGCCCGACGCCGCCATAGACCTCGTCGGGTGGGGGGCCGGCATCCTGCCCGAGCTCGACCTGGTCGACCCTGTCGTGTTTGCCGTGGACGTGTCGATCGACCGTGCCTGGTCGTCGATCGCCGCCGCCAGCACCCTGGCCGGTGGGGGGATCGGGGTGGAGGTGGTCGACCACCGCCCCGGTACCGGGTGGGTGGTCGAACGGGTGGCCGCCCTGGCCGCCGCCCACGGCGCCCAACGGGTTGTTGTCGACGTGCGCGGGCCGGCCGGCGCGTTGCTCGACCAACTCGTCGCCGCCCGTTTGCCGTTGGTGGAGGCCTCCACCGCCGACGTCGCGAGAGCGTGCGCCCAGCTGGTCGACGACGTCGCCGGCCGCCGCCTCTGGCATTTGGAACAACCGCCGCTCGACGACGCCGTGTTGGCCGCCGGCCGCCTCTACGTCGGTGACGCGTTCCGGTGGCGGCGACGCACCCCCCACGCCCCCGTCGACCTGTCGCCCCTCTACGCCGCGACGTTGGCCCGGTGGGGGGTGGCCACCGCCCCCGGTGTGCCCGTCGTCGCCGCCCGCTAACCCCCCTGGCCCCGTCTCGCCGCCGATCGCCGGCCCCGATGGGTGGTCACCGCCGAACAGGGGTCGCGACGCTTAGAACGCCTTACAGCGCCCCCACCGGCACAAATGTCACTTTGTGACCTTGTACAACCTCCGGGTGTCACAGTAGGTAGGCCGGCGATGGGAACCAACCTCATGGGGTGGGTGCGCGGATGGGGTGTCCCCCTCACCGCCTCCCTGCCGGCGTCCGACGTGGTGTCACCGCCGCCGTCGGCAACCCCCGCCGCCGCCGCCACCCGTCTGGCCCCGTTCACCGTGGACCGACCCGACGGGTTCGTGTGGCCGTTGACCCGCGACCAGGCGTGGTTGATTCCGGCGGTGGCCCAGGGGTTGCAGGTGATCGCCGGCACCATCGGCACCCTGCCGTTTGATCGGCGCCGCGGCCGCGACACCCTGCCGTTGGGCACCCTGTTGACCCAACCCGACCCTGAGGAACCGCGGGTGTCGACGTTGACCCGCCTGGTCGAAGATTTGGTGTTGTTCCCCTACGCCTACCTGGTGGTCCTGTCGCGTGACGTCGACGGGTGGCCTCTGTCGGTGCGTTACGTGCCGTTTGAACTGGTCGAACCGTCCGACCCGCCGTTGGACCCGTACACGATGCCCACCGCCCCCACCCGCTACCGCCTCGGCGTCGGCGCCGGTGTCGACGTCCCGGCCCGTGACGTGTTGCGTTTCCCCTCGCATTGGCCTGGCCTGTTGGTGGTCGGCGCCCGCGCCTTGCAAACGTCGGTCTTGTTGGAACAGGCCGCGCAACGGTTCGCCAACATCGACATACCCGCCGGCACGTTGAAAAACCGGGGGGCCGACCTGCCCCCCGACAAGGTCAACGAACTGCTCGACACCTGGGAACGGGCCCGGTTGACGCACACCACCGGCTACCTGAACAACCTCGTTGACTACGAAACCCACCAGCTCGACGCCGGCCAACTGCAACTGGTGGAGGCCCGCCGGTGGGCCACCGCCGAAACCGCCCGCCTCCTCAACCTGCCGTCCCGGTATTTGAACGCCGAGGCCGGGTCGTCCATGACGTACACGACGGTGGAATCCGAACGCCGTGACCTGGTCGACCTGTCGTTGCGGCCGTACCTGTCGCTGGTGGAGCAACGGTTCTCACTCGACGACGTCTGCCCCCACGGGCAACGGGTCACCTGGGATTTGGACGCGTTCTACCGGGGCGACCTGGCCGCCCGTGCCGCCTACTACACCGCCGGTTTGAACGGCGCCCAACCGTGGCTGGTCGTCGACGAAGTCCGCGCCGACGAGGGACGCCCCCCCATGACAGGAGCACCCGCCGATGCCCAACCCCGCCCGTAACGTAAACGCATCGTTGACACCAAACCGGCGGGCCATGAGCCTGCCGGCGGCCGCCACCCTCTGCACCGCCGCCCCCTGGCATCTGTCGCGTGCCGACCCCACCGACGACGGCGCCCCCGTCCATGTCGCCGGCCAGGCCGCCCCGTGGGGGGTCACCGAACAGTTGAACGGGTGGGGCGACACGTTCGAGTTGGCCGCCGGGTCGTTGCAGGTCGACCACCCCGGCCGGGTGTCGTTCCTGTTGGACCACGGCAACCACGTCATGGGTTACGGGGTGTCGTTCACCGACGACGGCGCCGGGTTGCAGGCCGTCATGGCCGTGCCCCGCGATGAGCTCGACGACGTCGACACCGCCCGCGCCGTCCGGCAGATGGTGAACGGCACCCGTTCCGCCCTGTCGATCGGGGCGTTGATCGTCGACGCCGAACAGGTCGACGCCGGCGACCACTACCACTACATCGTGAACGGGGCCCGCCTGTTGGAACTGTCGTCGGTGGTGGTGCCCCGTTTCGACGACGCCCGCATTGCATCTGTGGCCGCCTCGGCCCTCACCAGAAATGGAGTGTTTATGTCCACCAACGGTTTGCCCGCGTTTCCCCGCACCGCCCCCGTCCTGTTGGACGCCGGCGGCGACACCCCCGACGACGACGACGACGACACCGGCGCCGACGAGGGGGCCGACGACGTGGTGCAGGCCCAGGCCAACCACCCCGCCGGCGGCCTGCGCGCCGGCCGGGGCACCCCCACCGCCGCCACCGTCGGCTACCAGACCCGCCGCGGCCCCACCCGTGACCTGTCGCTCGCCGGCATCTCGCGCCTGTTGGCCTCGACCGGCGGTGACCCTCGCATGGTGCGCGCCGCCCTGTCGAACGTGACGACCACCGACGCCGCCGGCGTGGTGCGCCCGCAGTACGTCGACGAACTGTTGGGATTGCTCAACCAGGGCACGCCCGCTATTAACACGTTCCGGCAGGGGAACCTCACGTCCAACCCGATCGTGTTCCCCTCGTGGACGACACTGCCCCTCGTCGATAAGCAGGCCACTCAGAAAACACAGATTGCGTCGGGGCCGGCGGTGATCGGCTCCAAATCCATCACCGTCGACACCTACGCCGGGGGCAACGACGTGTCGGTGCAAACCATCGACTGGTCATCGCCGGACTTCCTCACCGCCTACTTTCAAGCCTGCACCGAGGTGTACGGCCGCAAGATTGAGGCCGCTTTTGAGGCCGCCCTGTTGGCGTGGGCCGTGCCCATGTCGGTCCCGGCTGACGCGTCCCTGTCGGCCATCATCGCCGCCGCCATCGGCTACGCCGCCGGCAAGGGACTCCCCGGCCGCATGGTGCTGCTGGTGTCCGGCGACGTCTACGGCGACCTGTTCCTAGAACTTTCCGGCATGGGGCCCGGCCTGTTCGGCATCGTGTCGGCCGGGTTCCCCACCCCCGCCGTCATCGTCGGCCCGTACCTGCCGGCTGGCACCGTGATCGCCGCCATGAGTGGGGCGGCGATCACATTCCAGAACTCCGGTGCCCCGATCCGCCTGCGCGCCGTCGACGTATCCCTCCTCGGCGTGGACGTCGGTGTGTACGGGTACTTTGCCGCTGGCGCCCTGTACCCGACGGCGATCCTCACCGCCGCCTACACCCCGCCCGTTGGTCTGCGGGTGGACGCCCCCGACGTCGACCCTGGCATGGGCGACATGCTCCACGACGACCCGCCGTCATGGTCGGGGGCCAAAGCGTCAAAGCGCGGCGATTCCAGCAAGTGACGGACCCGCCCATCGTCGAGCCCACCGTGTTGGCCGCCGTGTTGGGGGGCCATCCCGACGTGGCGTTGGTGGCGTTGGTCGCCGGCGCCGCGTCGGATGCGGTGGCCGCCGTCGTCGACGGCCCCCCCGACCCGGTACCCGACGGGTGGGTGTGG